CCAGTCATTGCTCTGCCTAAAGTTCTGCCAGCATCTTTCAAGCCTTCCATGTTGATTTTGGCTTTTTTAGCTTGCTTCTGAGTGTCCTCAAGCTGTCTATTAAAAGTATCTAGCTTACTTTCAGCCTGGACTATATCTCTTTTAAATTCTCGGTACTGCTTATCGTCTATTTCGCCCTTTTTAAACTTCTTCTCCACCTCGTCTTGAGCTTTTTTTAGAGTTTCAAGCTCATTTCTGGTGGATTCTATCCTCTTTCTTAATAAATCCTGCTTCTGACTTAATAATTCTGTTGAATCAGGGCTAAATTTCAATGCGCGATTAACTTTGTATAATTCTCGACCGATATTTCTCGATTCTTTTCTAACATCCTTCAGGGCTTTATTAAGTCCTTTGGTGTCTGCTCCAACCTTAACTGTGATTCCTTTTATAGCCATTTTTAACCCTCCTTAATCTGGTCTGCTGTTAGCAAACTTTTCCATAACACTTAATTTAGTGTCATCTATATCTTCATCTTTCGGCAACATTTTTACTAAATCTTTTGTAATGTCTTTATACTTTTGGAGTAGCTTAATATAACTTTTAGATGCTGGATCTTCTCTACGAATCTCATAGTCACCTTGAGGCATAATATCCACAAATCCATTTTCAATTAAATCATCTTTAATCTCAACTAATGATATTCTGATGAATGCCAGTTCCTCAATAAGACCATCAGCAATTGCCTTTTTATCTTCTTCTAATTCGCTGTAAATATTTTTTAAATCTTCTTTTTCTTGCTTTATTTGCTCTTTTTTTAATAAATATTCCTTTTTCATTCTAAAAACCTCCTCATTTTACCCCGTACTGTAAAATATTTTTGAACATTTTTCCGTCTAAACCTTGTTATATCAACAATTTATCTTTAAAACTTGCCAACCTCCCCTTTTCAAGGTATATTTAGATTAAAATCAACGACGTTTTAACTAAACTATCTAGAAAAAAAGGAGGTGGCAAACTTTGAAAACAATTATTGTTTCTCTTTTACTTTATATTCAAATTCAGTGGCAGTTAATTAATTATCTAATGGTCTTAGTCGTTGGTAAAAATATTAATCTAAAAGACAAGATAAAAACTCCACCTGTTAATCAAATTTATGCTCAAATGCAGATTGATTCTTTCCCTAAACTTGAAACTATTGAATTACTTGATTACAAAAAGCTTCTGGCTGAATATCTGCATCAAAACGGCAAGGAACTTAAGCCTGTTCGAAGACATAAAAATTCTAAAAACAAAGTTCCCAACACTATCACCTGCCCCTACTGTGGGGCACCCCACATCTATCTCTACGATAACAATGGCGGTGAAGGTCAGTTTCTCTGCAAAGTCTGTTCTAAAACCTTTAACTACAAAATTATCTATTCTAAAGCCATCAAACGCAAATGCCCTTTCTGTGATCATACTTTAGTTAAAATTAAAGAACGTAAAGAGTTTGATATCTACAAATGCAAAAACGATGACTGCTCCTACTACAAAGTTAATCTTTCTTTAATGACCAAGGATGATAAAAAACGCTTTGAAAAGGCTCCATTTTTATTTAAAGTTCGTTATATCTACAGAGAGTTTAAATACGACTTTAAACCTCTGAGTAATGAGAATTTAGAAACCAATTTACCCACTGTTGATATATCCAGAATACACTGCTCTGCTCATACTCTTGGTTTGATTTTGACCTACTATGTTAATTATGGTCTTTCTTCTAGAAAAACCGCAGCCATTATGATGGATATACATCAACTTAAGATTTCTCACCAGACAGTACTAAATTATGCTGATGCTGTTAGTTCTCTTATCAAACCTTTTGTTGATGATTACCCTTATGAACTTTCCAATTCCTACTGTGGTGATGAAACATATCTTAAAGTTAAGGGTAAATGGCAGTATCTTTTCTTTTTCTTTGATTCTGTTAAAAAGATCATTCTCTCTTACAGGCTATCGCCTCAAAGAGATACTCTCTCTGCCATTAAAGCACTTAATGATGTCCTCTTAAAGATTAAGACTTTACCTAATGATTTAGCTTTTATTGTTGATGGTAACCCAATCTATTTGTTGGCTCAGCATTATTTTGCTCAGCATGGAATCCATTTTGATATCCATCGGGTTATTGGTCTTACTAATGAGGACCCGATATCTACAGAATACAGGCCTCTAAAAGAGATTATCGAAAGATTAAACAGAACTTTCAAGCGCAGTTACAAAACAACTACTGGTTTTAAATCTTCAGCTGGATCTATTGCTTTTATCAATTTATTTGTTGCTTATTTTAACTTTTTAAGACCACATTCAGCTTTAGAGAAAAAGGTGCCTGTACTTATTCCAGAGCTTGATGCTCAGCCTCATATGCCAGCTCGCTGGGGTAAATTGATTGAGCTTGCTCAGGAACATATTATTATCCTGCAGCAGTCTGCTTAACCTTTATATCTTTTTAGCAGAGCCTGAGGCAGCTAAAAGCTATTCAAAAGCATTGGCGAAGCGAACCCTTTACAAACCGAAGCAGATAAATGCTAAAATCAATGGTCGAGGGTTGGCTAATTTCTCCTGCCTTTATATCCTTCCCCTTCACCCTCGGCAACCTTCAGCTAGCATTTAGCTGGTGTTTGTCAAGGGCAATGCGGTCATCCAACCATTAAAATTTACTCAAAATTTAATTTCTAACTTCAATATCATTTTTTCATAGTTTTTTAGACAGTACCTTTTACCCCTGGGGTAAGGCCGATTTTTGAGGGATATGTTCACGTTATATATCGCTCCGGTCTTATATATTTAAGTACCTAGGTTTTTTTAGGGGGGACCCCACACCCCCTCACGTGAGATAACCAAAAATTTCTTTTGTCTTATCCCCCTCGCCGATCCCAAGTTTCTCAGGAATTTTCATTTTTTTCGACCCAGGGGTATTTCTCATTTTCATTGTTTGGAAAGAAGCTTTCAACTAACATCAGCGCTAAATCAGCACACCAACTGTAATTAAATAAACTTTCTTCTTCATTAAATATCTCTTTCCATATTTCAAAATCAGGGAAACTAAAACTAGAATCGTTATTAGCTGCATAATTTAATGAATAGATTATTTTTAATAATTGTCCTTTAAGTGCTTTAAAATCACGTTTAACTTTACTTAAATTATCAATGTTTTCAATTTTAAGGGCTTTAATTCTTTCTTGAAACGTAAAAACTCTTAAGATTGTATCATGTAATATAGAAATTAAATCTTCATCAAATATTTCTCTATATTTAAATAATGCTAATGCTGAAAATCTAAGTTTAAGTTTCTTCTCGTCAATGATAATGCTTTCATTCCCCATTATTTACCTCCTTAATGATCTATATATTTCTTCTTGAAGTAACTATCTTTTTCAATCGTCCGGGCCAGCACTTAAATAACTTTTAAAATATTTTGATGTGACAATTTATCTATATCGTATTTTTGTTTGGTTTTTTATCCTTAATGGTTTAAGTTCTTCCCCCGTCCGCTCTTTCAAGGTCTTTAGATCTTAGATGCTGGCCCGGTCCTTAGAGGAAATCATTAATTAGTTTTGCTCGTCTTTCAATATCTTCTAATCTGTTAAAATTATCTATAGAAGTATTCAAATCTTTTAAAATACTATCTATAAACTCAATCCCTTTTTTATTATCATCTAGATTCAATTTATTTTTGGCTTTTTCAAGTTCTCTTCTTATTTCCTTAGCTATTTTTTTCATTCTTTGGTCAATCAATTTTTCTTCCTTACTTCTATCTAACATTTTAATCATCTCGCTTTCTTCAATTTTTTTTCATGTTCTTTTCTCCATTTAACTAAGTGCCAAATGTTTTTGTGTTTTAACCAAAAAGCTTTATTAATTAGTTTATCAATTTCTTTTATCTTTTCTCTATGATAATGTTTTGATATAATAGACATATAAGTTAATACCTCGCTTTTGGATCCTGCCTCTAACAGGATCTTTTTTATTGTTGCAGATAACTTACAGTTCCTCTTACTTTTTTGTCGTGGAAATCTTGAAAATATAAAATCTCAGGTATCCAAATCATATTAAGAACTCCTGTAGCTCCTTCGCGCTGCTTAGCGACTAATAATTCTGCATCATCCTGTACTATTGGTTCATCAATCCCTTTTTCTTTACACTCATAATATTGTGGCCGATGAACAAAGAAAACATTATCTGCTTTTTCCTCAATTTCCCCTGAGTCTCTCAAATCACTCAATTTAGGTCTTTTATTGCTTCGCCCTTTGAAATCTCTATTGATTTGATGTAGTAACATTAGATGACAGTCTAGCTCACTTGACAGGCTCCGCAATTCTCTAACCGCTTCAGCAGTTCCTTTATCAAATCTACCTCCAACTGACTCAACATTAATTTCAGTTAAATAATCAATAATTATCAAACCCAATTTACCATCGAAAATATTATCAGTTTTTCTGGCTATTGACTTAATATCATTAACTGTCAAGCCCCGTCGATCAGTTATCTTTAAGGGTTTATCATGCAGCCAATTCCGGGCCAGCTCAATTGCATTAATCTCTTTTTTAACCACTTTATTTTCTGGATCATTCTTTGTTTTATAATAATCATCTGCTTTTACTTTGGCCTCCTGAATTAAAACCCTATCTAATAACTTCACTCGGTCCATTTCTAAGCTAACAAATAAACTCGGTGTAGTAGTTGTCCTTAAGATAGAAGCCAGTAATCGAAGGCTCATTGCAGTTTTACCCATCGAAGGGCGGCCAGCTAATATACTAAGATGCTTTTTGCTTAATCCTCCACCGGTCATTGCATCCAAAGAATAAATACCAGTTCTAATTTTTTCTACTGCAGTACCTTCCTGTCTTTCCTGAAATCTCTGAAAAGACTCATAAGCAACCGACTCAACATCATGAATTAACTTTTTTTCTAAATTTTTACTTGTAGCGGTGAAAACTTCATCTTGTATCTTAGATTTAAACTGATCTAAACCTAATTCACCGTCAGTCAAATAATCATATGCTTTTTTGAGTGAGTCTTTAACTTTTCGTCTTTCGCTGCACTCTTTTAGTCTTTT